AGTACCTCCAGCAAGGTTACTTCATCAAGACGTTTTAGTCGATCACAGATCTCAGGTATTGTTAGACTCATTACCCTTCGTTCCTTTATAGCGATCATCTAGATCAGGTCGTGTCTTTGTCATGTTAGATAAAAACATCCAGCAACAGCCAAGATGATCAACGTGTGGTAAACCACTTTCTGCGTCAATGTCTTCCCCTCGTTGGATAGCTGCGAGGTGGCGTAACATAGCAGCAGTGAGACGGCTATAACTAATACCGTTTCGCCAATTATGTGCAGCATATTTGTTAGCTCCAAAAGTTAGTACTTTAGCAAGACCTTCAAGCGCATCGAAGTCCAGTAAGTCCATTCGAGGTTTAGCTTGATCATACTTTAACCCCCCTTCGGGGATTAGGTCTTTAATATCATGTTCATTGATTGTCACTTCTAATCTCCTTTTATCCAGTTCAACATAAGGCCAATTACTGGAGGCAGTATGACACATAACAGGAATACCTGTGCGAATGTCAGCATGCTTTAACATGGTTTAATCTCTACAGCTTTACGCAGGTTCTTACTACCACGTGACCATGAACCACATGAGGTGCATTGGTATCGGTGATAAGTTCCAGCTACAGTATGTCGTACTCCTCGAGCTTGTAGCTTCTTGGAGCCACAGTTAGGACAAACATGATCTTCGGCATGTAGATTATGGTTAGGGTGCGTCTTAATCCACGGAAGAACTCGTTCATAAACTTTCTCGAGCAACAAGACATCTTGCTTGTTGTAGGCTTCCATTGTTTTCCACGCTTTAGCATCTTTATTCATACAATCTATCCATAGCTGGAAGCTAGTCTCGTGTTTATTTCCGAAACCTAAGCGTTCTGCTACGTAGTCAAGCTTATTAGATGGGAATCTAAACTGGCTTCTCATTGTACGCAATAAATCAATCTGCTTGTATGGTGAAGGCGGAGGTAATCCATGCATCAAGAACTCTTTGTTCAAGGTTGGCATATCAAACTTAGTACCGTTGTAATGAACAACAGCATCCGCTTCATTAATTAAATCATAGATGCCTTTAAGCATCTTAGTCGGCTTGGATTTATAGACGGAATCAAACATGACTTCCTTCTCTCCGTACCACTTAGCCGCCCAACAAAGAGTGTATGACGACTCTTTAATAGCTGATAGGCTTACGTTTTGTTGCCACAAACCCCACACATATGCAGAGTTAGGGCTTGTTTCAATGTCTAGTAACAGAATCTTCAATTAGAACTCCATTGACTTGTGTGCTTGCCATAGAAGATTACCCATTGAGTCAACAAGACCTTCGTTATCTCGAAGCGTCTCTTGACCTAATGTGTTAAATACCATATGAATAAGCTCGTGGTAGAAGGTGATGGCTTTCAAGTCCTCGGGTTTGAGGTTATTGTCCATCCAAATCTCACCTTCATCGTAGCGGGATAGTCCATGAGCATCTGTCTTGGACATACCATCTTTAAGGACAACTGTAATAGTTTGTCCACCTAGTTCAAACTTAGTTGGTATGCGGAACTTCAAGAAGTCCACCTTTCTCCATCATTGCATCTGCTACTGCAAAGCTTTCCTCAGCAACGTAAGCATAACCTTGCTCAGGGAAGCGTTTCAATAGAGATTCAAGGGCGGAGGCGGCAAAGAAGCCTCGTACACTTACTGTTGTACCGTGAGCAAAACCTGCTTGGTATGCTCGTTGTAATTCAGACGCTAAGCGTTGTTGTTGTTCGATTGTTAATTCATCCATTATTGCATTCCTTCAGGTTGGGTATGTACTTGTGCTCGACTGCCATCGACGACAGTGATTCCATGTTGTAATAGGAAGTTCAAACCAATATCAATTACAAACTGTAACTCTTTAGGGTTTAAATCTCCTGTAAATTCTGCACTACCATCTTCACGCTCTAATACTGAGGTTACTTTCATCTTATCCATTTCTTAGGTATTCCATCTCGAAAGTCAGCCCATTCAAAGCCGTTCTTAGATGCCCAGTCTCCGTAGGTTGTGGGACTACCTTTTCTTATTTTATTGTTGGCATTCATGAACAAGAAGTAGAAAGTGTAATCGGGATACTGTTCTTTCACCCATACCATCTTCTTTCTATCTTCAGCAGTTAACTTGCCTTTAGTCTCAATATACACCTTATCCTTGATCTTCCAATCAGGAATGTACTTACGTTTCATTTCGGGTTGAAGGAACGGAAGAGTATCAGGCTCATACTCTACTGTTGCGGGTAGAGCCTCACTCACATTCTGTTCAAACTTACTCTTGTATATTGATGGAGGTCGTGGTCGCCTACGAGCCATCAGTCTCCTCTCGTGGTGGTGTCCACATTTCACCCTCTCTTCGTAGCATAAATAGTAGCTTTCCGTTCAGATCTAACATATCCTGATCGATATACATGTTGTACACATACTGGTACATATCATACTCGTCAGCACAGTCGTCAATGAAAGCTAAATGTCCCTCAAGGAACTTGGGAGGCTTCTGTCGTGCCTTCCCGTCAAACCCCATTACATTATCTGCAACATCACCTAGGATTAGCTGTTTATAGAACATCTTTAATCCGTCAAGCGGACTAACAAACAATCGTTCCTTTGTGACAAAGTTATAATGATTTCCTGGAATCTGTTTTAAGTCTTTGTCGATAGAGCATATTACATACCCCATCATATCATCAGAAGCGGTGGCTTCGATACTAATAAGATCGTCAGCTTCACACCCCTCTGAGAATACTGCGTTCCACTCTTTAACCATAAACTGTTGACAAGCTTTAAGGTGTTGTGGTTTAGGCTTATCCTTGCGGTTCGCTTTGTACTCAGGGTAAATAGCATATCGGAAGTTATTCTTACCTGTTAGATAAGCTTTGTATTCCGTACTATCTGTATCCCTGAGTATTTCACGCAACATACTATCTACCCTTAAAAGAGCGACATCCTCAGGATCATTCTCCGTTGCAGCGGCACATCTGTACGCAACAATGTCCGCATCGATTAAGGCTAGCATAATTACTCCACAGTTGGTAAGTCGTCAACAAACTCGCTCAATGGTACTTGAGGAACATGAGGAAGATCCTCTCGCCCAAATACGAAGGCTTCAACACGCTTAGCTACTTCGATTACGTCATCGACTTTAGGAACTGATTTCGCACCGATAGACAAAAGACTAATAGCCGAAGATACGCTAGACTGGCGAACAATGAGAACTTGCCGATTTGCTCGTTCTTCTGGCGTTTCGTAAGTACTACGAGGAGTTGCTGTTGCACTAGTCTTGCTAACAGGGGCGCTGGTTGATCGAGTAGCTGTTGTAAATTCCCAATAGCCTTTGTCGTTCTTTCCGAGGGTGACTTCGTAGACTTCTCCGCTTTTGGCTTCCGTGAACGTTTTGTAGAGCTCTTTGTTTCCGAAACTTGCGACATTCTTTTTCTCCTGTTTACCTTCTTGTGTTAAGTATGATACTTCTGCAAGTGTGTACTTGCCTTTGTTTACTACGTTTACGTTACTGATTGTAATGTTCATAATACTCCTTAGATTGATTCATGTTAGGTCCAACGGAACACTCACATTTTAATGGTATATTAGGCTTTACTCCAAACATCCTCTCAAAGTTAGTCGGCATGTCTGCAAAGCAATCCTCAAACAGTTTTACGGTTCTGTCAACCTCTTTCTCAGATACATCTACAAGAATAGAGTCGTGAATAGTTCCAATCAGCTTACCTTCAATTTGTTGTTTTCTGAAGCGATTAAAGAACGATACTCGAATCAAAGCCATGATGTCATGACCTGTTCCTTGTACTGGATAGTTAGTTAAAGTCGTCCAAGGTAATTCCAAATCCCCTGTCCGTTTGTTAGGCCGAAGTTCAAAGAACCACTCACGACCTTGTGGTCCGATAATTGGCTTTCCTTGCCCAACGAGACCTGCCCATCGGTTGTGCGTAGCGCTCAGTCCTGCATACTTGCTGTAGAATTTGTCTCCGATACCTTCCCAAAACTTGACTGAGGAACTGGTGGAAGCGAACTCGGGATCCTTGGAAAAGGCGTAAGCCGATCCCCGATAGATTGTTCTGAACAGATACTTCTTTGCAATAAGTCGAGACGGCAATCCGAAGGCTTTCTCGTTTTCGGTATGTAAGTCCACCCCGTTTGCGATTTCGTCCATACCTACTTTGTCTTGACTTAACCAAACTGCCGTGTACCATTCCAGAGCTTTTGCGTCCGCCTGTATAATCATACATTATGTTTCTCTGTCAGATAACATTTAGCATTAACGGCATCTGATGGATGAAACAGCTTATCATAAGTATCCTTATTGAACATCATAAGGGCATCCTTGAAATCTGATGCTCCATGAATACCAACATACTCAGTTATGTTAGACATTACTGTGTGTTCCCAAGACTCAGCGGCAATCTGAGCTTCCTCTTGTGAAATAATCATTTGTTGCTTTAGCTTACCCATAGGTGCTCCTCACATATTCCTGTAACTCAGGAGGCATATTCTGTAGGTTCGGTTTCGTTGATGACAACCTACCTGTCCATGTAGATACCTGATTAAAACCACCATGTATCTCATTCTGCCTCCAATTACGTTCGGCATTTATCTTAATGAAACTCTCAAAGAATTCCTTGAGTTTCGTCAGAGCCGCAAATTCCAGTAGTAATTTAATCGTACCTGTCTTATCTTTAATTTGTCTAAGCACAGGTTCCGAAGTAGAAAACAAACCTTCTTTTTCTAGGGCTGATCCCTCAATCGGTTTAAACATCCCCAATAACTGATGAGTTTGTCTAACAATACTGTAACGAGGCTGTCCGATCTTGTTACCAGTCTTGTAGAACCCAGCCAGTTCCCTACGCACTTCCTCAACTGCCCCTCCATAAAGGAAAGCAGATACGTGATCAGGACTATTAAAGTTAAGGGGTACATGAGGATATCTAGAAGCAAGTTTCGTAGTAATCTGATCAATTTGTGCATATAACCTCTCTAGTTCTTTCTGACAACCTTCTAAATCTACTGGTACTCCGTTGTACTCCATCTCTTCAAGAGTAACTAAGTCATCACAACACAACTGCACTAACCTCTTTTGTATTGGGTTCAGTACTGCTTGTTGTGCTAGGTACAACTTATAAGTTTGCACCACATCCATGATGTTGTACTCACTCAGAACATCCCAAGGAATAAGATGAGTATCAATCCCCTTATCCCAGTACTCCGTCTTTACTACGTCGATTTTTCCTTCCAAGCCATATAACTCAAGACACCCAGCAAGGCTAGGGTACTTAGTACGCTGACGGGATAGAGTATACTGAGCCACTTGGCAGTCAAAGATCCGCCTGTGATCGAATCGTATACCCAAGTTGCGTAACCAATGCAAGTCGAATTTAATGTTAAAGCCCAACAGCACGTCACAACTGTCAATAGCTTCTTGTATCTTGACAAGCTCTCTGCCACATCGCTCATAAACATTGACGCAAACACTAGAAATGCCATCGTGCCAAGCAACGCTGACGCATCGATTTGTACTATCAAAAGGGTCTCCTTTATTACTGATTGTTGTTTCTACATCAAGGCTAAGTATCTTCATAAGTATGCACAGAAATCAGACGCTTGTATCGTTGTATGTAACGGCAATTGCTTCTGTTCATACTCAAAGTCACATGCTCCTGCGAAATACTCTGCCTGTTCTAAGTCCTGAAATACATTTAAGACATGTGGACTATCTCCATTACTATCTACTCGTAGCACTACCCAACAGGGTGTGTACTTCCTCTTAAACTTTCTCATCCATCTCCTTACTTAAGGTTCATATACAGTCCTACCTGAGCAATAGCATAGCCAATCCAAATCAGAGCATTAGGGAGTGATCCCTTAAAGGCTTGTAGAATACCTACTGTTACATATCCCAAACCTGTTGCTCCAATAATCAAGTCCTCTAATTGCATGACACAAAGCTACCATAATCTACGCAGTACATCGTACTACCATCAGGTAATGATACTATCCAACTCCTGCCTGCATTAGCGACTGTCACGATGCTTAACGTAAATAGGAGCACTGCTAGTAGTTTCTTCATCTATTTCCTCAACTGTAATCTGATTATCAATTCGATAAGCTTGCTCATCCACAAATACCTTTCGAATATGAGATCCAATATGATGTTGTGTTCTTAGTATTGCTTCGATGTGAGCATCTGTCATATCTTGTAAGCGTTTCCAAGTCAGAGGTTCATTACCACCCTTACCATACGAACCCCAATGGAAAGCTTCACGAATCTCATCGTGAGGATCATCAGTATAAACACAGGCATCCTTATGAGGGGCAGACGCTTGATAGATATACCTACCATACGCAGTACCACCATCAACCATATACTCTAATCCATTGGCATCTTTGTAGGTCTTACAGTCATGCTGACTAAACGACTGTAACATAGTTCCGTCAGGTGTAATAATCCTATTCGCTAGTAGTCTTGCTTCCATCAGTTAATCCTCTCAGTTTCTCTAACATCTCGTGTTGTAATCTAATGGTCTGTACTGCCATGATCATTAGATCATAGGTAGATTTACCATACAAAGGATTACAGAACCTATCCTCAATTTGTTGTGCTAATTCTATTACATTCATTTAAATATACCTCACTTTCATCTTTAAAGCCTCAATTTCGGCTTGTTGCTGGCGTAGCATGGTGGCGGCTTTTGTTATGTATGCTCTCGTATCGACATGGATTTTTGTGCCTTTTGTAGCAATCACATCCATTGCATCAGCTAGTTCATTTGCGTTCATTTCTCTTGTGCCTTTCTTAATACATAACTGCGGTAGTCTGCATAACTTCTAAAGTGTAGTAATCAGATGCAAGTTCTTCGTGTTCTCGTTTTTTAGAATGGGCTTCATTCCATGACACAAATGGTCCAGCAACATAATCAACAGAAGTTGTTTCGCCAACTGGTCTAACGATGTAATAAAGTTCCATTGTTTTCATTTCTCTTGTGCCTTTCCCTTTAAATCTTCCCAGAACTTTTTGGCAATAGATTCTTGTAGTGTCATTTCTCAGTTACCTTCTTTAAGAATTCTGATAAGTTTGACTTTCGAACCTCCGCTAAGAATTCCTGTGCTTCCTCGGTTTCCCAGCAGAATCCCTTAAGTCTTTTGTTGTCCATCCTCAATGTCGCAATTTCATCTGCCGCTTCTTCTAACAAATCAGCAATACGATCAGGCTCTCCATTCTGTACTGATTTACGGCTAGGGATCTGTCGCCTAATCTCCGCTCGTCTATGTAGTCTCCAAACAAGATCCTCTTCCGATATACCAGCAGGAGGTTTCTTCTCCGAGTTATACATCAACGCAGTACGCAAAGCTTTAATCTCACATTGCTGAGCGTGTATCTGTTCTCGTAAATAACTCTCTGTATCTTCTTTGTCGTTCATTCTGCTACTCCTTGTCGTACCCTATATGGATAATTTGATTCAACCCAAAAGCATCGAACCTGTCCATCCCGATTGGATGAGTGTCCTAACCACATGGAGTGTTTAGTAGAGTAATCCGCACAGACTAAATCAGTTTTAATGTGCGACACCGTTGCTACTATCCACCCCAATAGGAACACTAGCCCATATCTAATATAAAGCGTTTTGAATATCTTCATACCTAGCAATAGATGGGACAATACGAACCTCCATTCTGCCATGTCGTAGTTCTTGATTAGTGTCAGCGTCACCCGCTAACTTGTTCTTAGAGATATGTAGAAAGCGAGTATACTCAAATCCTACATCATGTATCTTACCAATACCTAGAATCCAGTCAGCTTCAGCTTGCTTGGAAGTCTTAGCATTAGCTACATTGTTCATGTTCAACCAACGAACATTATCTCCTGACCCGTCTGCTTGAGTAACTCCGATAACTGCCCCGTATTCCTTGGCTAGTTCTCGTGCCCAAACATAGATCGAACCTAGTCGTAAGTCCTCACGATCATTATTAAATCCCTGTACCTTATCAATCTGATCAAAGACGATAAGGCATGGGTTAATCTGCTTACACAGAATCTCAATGGACTTAGCGGTAGCTCCACCCCCTTTAAACAGCTTTAAACGATCTCCTAAGAGTTGATCGTACTCTTGCTTAGCCCTACCTACATTGGCATACAACTCAGCGTTAGAGAGCCCTAAAGCGGCTTGGAAACAGCGTACCTTAACCTTCTCTTCTTGCTCCTCATTGTTGATCCACAACACAGGTCGGTCAGCTTGACTCGCCATGTGTGTTATCTCAGAAGCTAGAAAGGTAGTCTTCCCTGTCTCAGGTCTAGCAAACACGAATCCAAAGTCGCCTTTGCGTAATGAACCTAATGATTTGTTCAGTGCATCTAATCGCCATCGCAAGCCTTGTGTT